AAGGAGAGAGCAGAGACAGGTCGTATATACATTATGAATATCGACCACTGTAATAGTCATTCATCCTTTAAAGATAAGGTATACATGAGTAACCTCTGTCAGGAGATTACTCTACCTACAGATCCACTGCAACATATAGATGACTCTGATGCTGAGATAGCATTGTGTATTCTATCTGCTATTAACGTAGGTAAACTACGTAGTACAGATGAGTTAGAAGAACTATGTGACCTTACTGTCCGTGGACTTGATGCTCTTATCGATTATCAAGGTTACCCAGTAGAAGCAGCAAAACGTAGTACTATATCAAGACGTTCTCTTGGTGTAGGATTTATAGGACTAGCACACTTCCTTGCTAAGAATGGTGTTAAGTATGAGGATCCAGCAGCATGGCAGTTGGTACATGATTTAACAGAATCATTCCAATACTATCTCCTTAAGGCATCTAATCAAATAGCTAAGGAATATGGACCTTGCTATGCTTTTGACCGTACTAAGTATTCAGATGGAATCCTTCCTATAGATACATACAAGAAGGAGGTCGATGAACTTGTACAGAATAATCTGAAGCATGATTGGGAATCTCTTAGGGCATCTATCTTGGAACACGGTCTACGGAACTCAACACTGTCAGCACAGATGCCATCGGAGAGCAGTTCCGTTGTGTCAAATGCAACCAATGGAATTGAACCACCAAGAGATTACTTGTCCATTAAAAAATCAAAGAAAGGACCGCTTAAGCAGATTGTTCCGCAGTATGGGTCTTTAAAGAATGAGTACACACTGCTCTGGGATATGCCTAGCAATGCTGGTTACATTAATATTGTAGCAGTGATGCAGAAGTTCTTTGACCAAGCAATCAGTGGTAACTGGTCATACAATCCAGAGAACTATGAGAATTCTGAGGTTCCTTCTAGTGTAATGGCACAAGATCTACTAACTACATACAAGTATGGGTGGAAGACATCTTATTATCAGAATACATATGATGCTAAGAAAGATGTAGATGAACCAGCACATCCAATAGGATGGAAGGATAACGTTCCACTGGATAGTTTAGTAGAAGAACTGCTTGTAGCAGACGAGTCCGAATGTGAAGCATGTAATGTATAGGAGATTATTATGAGCATAAGAGATCAAACAAAAGAAGATCACGACAGGGCAGAGCAACAACCTTTCGTGAAGATAATGTTCTCAGGGAATCTTGACCCTGAGACATATGCAGTGTTCCTTTGGAACCAATACATGCAGTATAAAATTCTAGAGGACGTTGCAGATAGTGTTGGTGCTTTAGATGGTCTTCCTACCATCTATAGAGCAGACAAACTCAAAGAAGATTTTGAAGAACTATGGGAGAAGGACATTAAAGCAGGTCCAATCCTAGATGTAACCTATGAATTCAATGATTACATTCAAAATCTTGGTAAGTCTAACACCGCTAAGAAGATGTTGTTTGCCCACTGTTACACCAGACACATGGGTGACATGATGGGAGGTCAAATCCTTTCCAAGATGGTTCCTGGTTCTGGTAAGTTGTATCAGTTCCCAGATAAAGTTGAGCTGCAGGGGAAAATCCGTGCTAGACTTACAGACGATTTAGTACCAGAGGTCAAAGTGGCATACAAATTTGCTCAGAAAACCTTCGAACAGATGATGCCTTATGTCAAACAAGAATAGTTACGACGATTCTAACTGGAGAGAGGAGTACAAAGCGTACACCTCTAGCAGGTATGAGTTAGATCTACTTGAAAATGGTCCCAAAAGTCTGTCTCAGTCATGGATGATGGGTGCTCTACATAATAAGTGGAAAAAAATGAAGGGTTATAAAGACCCAGAACCACCCGATTGTTCATCATCATTAAAGGAGTCGTTAAAGAAATGGGATTAACCGTATTTAATTCCGAGAAGGTGGATACCACCAAACAACCTATGTTCTTTGGTAAACCTCTCGGTATGCAGAGGTATGATGAATACAAGTACCCTGATTTTGATCGGTTAACTCAACAACAACTAGGATACTTCTGGAGACCTGAAGAGGTGTCACTCCAGAAAGATAGAGCAGACTATAAAACTCTATCTGAACAACAGAAACACATATATACAAGTAACCTCAAGTATCAGATCTTACTTGACAGTGTGCAAGGACGTGGTCCTGGCATGGCATTTGCACCTTACTGTAGTCTTCCAGAGTTGGAAGGATGCATGGGTGTCTGGGAATTCATGGAGCAAATACACTCACGCTCCTACACTCACATCATTAAGAATGTATACGCTAATCCATCAGATGTATTCGACGCAGTACTAGATGACAAAAAGATTATGTCAAGGGGTGAGTCAGTATGTAAAGCATACAATGAGTTCATTGATAATGCTGGAATGTATGCTAACAGTAACATGTGGGCACCTGACGCTAGGTCATCACCTAGTTTCCAATGGACTATCAAAGACGTTAAGAGATCCCTTTACAGGGCTATAATGAATGTCAACATTCTTGAAGGTATACGTTTTTATGTTTCTTTTGCTTGCAGTTTTGCATTTGGCGAACTTAAACTTATGGAGGGATCTGCTAAGATTATATCCCTCATCGCAAGAGACGAGTCTCAACACCTTGTACTTACCCAAAAGATAATTAAGAAATGGCAAGAGGGTGATGACCCTATCATGATAGAGATTGCTAAGGAAGAGGAAGAGAATACCAAAGCAATGTTTATCAAGGCAGTCAATGAAGAGAAGGAGTGGGCAGATTATCTCTTCGCTAAAGGAAGTATGATCGGACTGAATGAGAGATTACTATCACAGTACGTTGAATGGATAGCTAATAGACGTTTAAGAGCCATAGGAATGGCACCAATCTATGACATACCAATGAGGAACAATCCGTTACCGTGGACAGAACACTGGCTAAATAGCAAAGGTCAGCAGAATGCTCCGCAGGAAACTGAAATTGAATCTTATGTCGTTGGAGGAATTAAACAAGATGTCCAGTCTGATACGTTTGCAGGATTTAAGCTTTAATTTAATTGATAGACTAATGAGAAGGAAAAAGAATGAGGAGATCACAAGAACAGAAGGTGATTGGCTCGCTGAAAGACCCGAAAGTTGGTATCAGGGACCACTTATATTACTTGAGACAACTGAAGAAGGAGTTCTCAAAGAATTCCAGACGACCAACACCCCTTAGAAAGAGAGATAAACTTGATAGATTGTGAAATTTGAATTTGAAAAACAATTTGGAGAAGGTGTAGATCCGTGGTACGCAAAGGCAGAGAGATGGGCTAAGAAACAACGCTTCCCTATCTCTCATCTAGCTTTAGGACTTATTGCATATTTAAAAAAGGTATGGACTAATATTAAAGTAGAAAATACTATGCGTGACGTAGATCGTCAAGCAAAAAAGATTGTAGAAGATTGGGATGAAGAGGAGAAGAACCAATTTGCTCCAGAGATTAAAGAGGTAGGAACATTTGGTGAAGATGGGTGGTCTATCTCGATAGGTGAGAAGAATAAGAAAATGTAAAGAAAACTTGCTAAATAGGTGTAGGTATGCTAACATACCTATACGTTCATCCCAAAAGGGACGCAAGTAAGCCGACTCGGAACGGACATCGTTCATCCTATGGAATTTTTAATTGCTACTGCTGTAATGACTTGCACTGATGTATCAGAGATGATAGATCGGGTCAACATGAATAGGACTATTAGTTCTATGCATAAGCAAGAGGTAGTGGAGATGTATCAGATACATTTCACGGAAGCATTAGATTTAGAATGCTCATGGGACGCACAAGTTGACTGAAGGAACGGGGATTAAACCACCCTACTACTTTGGAGAAACCCAATGGCACAAGTCACATACCGTGGTGTCAAGTATGACACTAACGAGCGTAAGCAAGCACAACCAAATAAGTCAGCATTGACTTACCGTGGTGTTAAGTTTGAAAAAGAACTTACTGCTGCTTAATCACATTACTAATGTGTTGGAATACTAAGAGGGGTTGATCCCCTCTTTTTTATGTGATAATATATACTATAACGAAAAATAATTTCAATGAAAATCTTTTTAGATAGTTCAGATGTCGATGAAATTTCTAACGCATACGAAACTGGATTGATTGATGGGGTAACAACTAACCCTACTTTGATTATGAAGTCTGGTAGAAGTCCTAGGACTGTACTCAGTGAGATTGCTGAGATATTTCCTTGGGATTCTTCTGTATCTGCAGAGGTTGTTGCTGATACTGCTGATGATATGTTAGATATCGCAGATGATTATCTATCAATCAACCAGAACATTACCATTAAGGTTCCATGTACAGTTGCAGGATTGAAAACATGTAAAGAACTTACTAAGGATGATATATCTGTTAACGTTACATTAGTATTCACTCAGTCACAAGCAATACTTGCTGCAAAAGCAGGAGCAGAATTCGTTTCTCCTTTTGTTGGAAGAGTGGATGACAATTCTTTTGGTGGTCTATGTCTTATCAAAGATATTGCTAATGTATTTGCCAAGCATAAGGTAACTAAGACTAATGTATTAGCTGCCTCTATTAGAAATGTAAGGGACGTAGGTAGAGCATTTGAGTACGGTGCTAACGTGGTTACAATGCCACCTAACATCTTCTGGGGTATGTACAATCATATACTGACAGAAAAAGGATTATCATTATTCAATGCAGACTGGAAGAAGGTTCAGAGTCATGAAGAAGTATGAAGTAACCTTTAGGTTACCTACCACTGGTACAAAGTACCATAAGACTGTAGTGGAGGCAGAGAATCAGGTCTTTGCAAACAAATTATTCGAGGCACAGTATCCAACTGCCAAACGTTGTGGTAATGCAAGGGAATTGCATGGATAAGATGGACACTCAAGGGATGAGTGGACCTGCTGATCCTAATTGGAAAGGTAAACCACAAACCCACAAACCTATGATGATTCATCCTCATAGGTTATTCACACCTGAGTATGTTAAGGAGATGAAAATCCTTATCAATGAGGTCTTGGATGAGCGAGAGTATCAACGTAAGTTGAGGATGGCATATGATGATCCAAAACCACCTGGTATTTCTTATTTCGATACAGAATATTTCAAACATCGTATCAACGAATCCGAACCTGACTATCCTGTATCATAAATAACAAAACACCCCCTAATCCATTATGGACTGGGATATTGAACTACGAAACGAACAACTAGAACACATGATTCACATCTACCAAGACGAGATCAGACAACTAGAAGTAGAAAAAAAAGAATTAAAACAAGAAGTAATCTTTCTCAGGCAACAACTTGAAATAAAAACGATGGGATTACCAAATGAAACAACAAATTCGAACACGTAAACGTATCGGTGTTATGTGTTCTGGCAACGGAACAAACTTTGAAAATATAGTCATGACATGTAACAAGCACGAGGTAGTGCTGATGATACATGATAAGAAAGAGTGTGGAGCAAAGAAGAGAGCAGCAAAATATGGAATTCCACACGTAAGAGTAAAGCATACTAGAGAAGACGAGATGGTTGCTCTATTCGGAGCGTGGAATGTAGATCTAATTATTTTAGCGGGGTACATGAGAATCCTGAAGAATCCTTCAGCATTTCATTGCCCCATTATTAATGTGCACCCATCACTGCTACCAAAGTACAAGGGATTACATGCTGTTCAACAAGCCCTAGATAGTAACGATAAGATAACAGGATGCACAGTACACTATGTGAATGAAGAGTTGGATGGTGGTGAGATAATAGCACAGAGTAAAGTGGAAATTTTACCTGATGATACTGTCGATACACTGACCAGACGTATTCAGTTACAAGAGTATGCAATACTACCACACGTGATTAATAATTATGAAACCACAGTCAGCGAAAGCGAAAGGCCGACTCTTTCAGCAGTGGGTGCGAGACCAACTGATAGAACACAGAGAGATTCATCCAGAGGACATAGAATCGAGGAGTATGGGGGCGGGTGGAGAAGACTTGATTATGGCTCGTGATGCTAGACAAAAGTTTCCCTTTAGTATAGAATGTAAGAACCAAGAGAAGTTGAATGTGTATGATGCATACGATCAAGCGTGTGCTAACTCAGGAGACCATGAACCTATACTCTTCATGAAGAAAAATAGAAAGAAAGCTCTTGCTGTTGTTGATGCTGAATGGTTTATAAAGAATGTTCGCAGTACCATTTGAACACTACCCTCGTGTCGAACAGCATGAGGAGTATAAAAGTATGTTACTTAAACAATTGTGGTTGAATCATAATCATACTGAACATGGTATGAGGACTGATTTCTTTCACAATGATAAAGAGAAAATTATACCTGCATACTATAAGATTGTTACCTCTGCTCTTGATGAGTACTTACAGGAGATTGAGGGCAACGTAGGGTTTAGATTAAAGATATGTTCTATGTGGTATCAGATGACTAGTGGTGGTCAGTCCCACCAAGTACATACTCATGGTGCTACAGGATTATCATGTGTGTGGTATCTAGAGTTTGATCCAGAGGTACATAAAGCAACAACATTCTATGCACCCTTCCATGATCCTTTGAGTGGTGATATGATACAGCATACACCTGAAGTACAGGAAGGAGATCTTGTTGTCTTCCCCTCGTTCTTAATGCATGAACAAGAGGGTAATGATAGTGACAAGAGAAGAACTATTATTTCATTTAATATAGAAGGAAGACCCGACCCCATCATGAAGTATACATAGACTATGATTGAAAATGAAACTGCTATAGTCAGAGGTAGGGTTGCGAAACCTCGAACTGATTTCATATACACTAAACAGATTCCTGATGACATCATTGACAATTTCTTAGATGCATATCATAATGGTGAACTGGATAAGATGTTCAGATCTACTGCGGGAGAATCCGTAGGTGATATTGCGATGTCAATGGTCATGGCACAGAAGGATGCAACTCATCCAGGCGTTGCACATAATTCCTTTGTTGATCGAGAGATCAAGGAGTCATGGGACATGTCAATTATTAACACTGTAATATGTCCAGCAGCAAATGCTCTTGCATATGCTGTGGATGATGTTATGGATGCTTACATCACTGAGTATCCATTTGCTGCACAAGGAGAGTACTTCCAGATGGATCCAGGTTGGAACGTCCAGAAGTATCCTACAGGTGGTGGATATAAATCTTGGCACACTGAAAGATGTTCAGGTGGTAAGGCCAATGTGTACCGTCATCTAGTATGGATGGTATACTTAACAGATAATCCTAATGGTGGTACTGAGTTCTTCCATCAGAATCATTATCTCCCTGCGACCAAGGGTACTTGTGTTCTATGGCCAACTGATTGGACATACACACACAAGAGCAGACCTGATCGTGAGAGAGAAAAGATTATCGCAACAGGATGGTATTCGTTTACTACATAGAGGAAAAACAAATGGCTTGTGGATTACACACAAAACTTGACGCTGCTGTCGCTGCTGCTAGAGAAGCATTCGATACAGCACATGAGAATGATACATTGAGTGATAGTGATCTCAATCTATTGTTTGTTTATTATCAAGGACTTAAAAAGATTAGAGCATCCTTGCACCCTAAGACTGAAGGTGTCTTTACTATTGATCCTAGTACACCTGTGGATACGTTTGGTTCTGATCCATTTACGGTTGAGCACAATGATTACGTCACCTTCCCTGATGGTACACATGATATAGATTTTGATAACATTAATCTTGATTTTGTTAGTGCCACACAGTCTGGTGATGACGTAATAGTTAAAACTACTAACACTACTGATGGAATAGCGTTCTAATGATCTTTTGGATTGGATTCTTTGTTATGTTTTTTAATGAAGGATTCGTTATGATGCGACACGTATCACCGTGGTTCGCAAGGCAAAGAGATAAACTGATCGGAAAGTATGGTGACAAGATCTGGTATAGATTCCACGGTACATTAGATTATACTTGGATGGGACTTGTAACACTTGGGTTGATCGTCAACCCTAATCGACTAGTACACGCAGCAGCGTTAGGAATCTTCTGGTTCCTCTCGTTCCTGATATTCTATCTGCCGCGTTACATAAGATAACCTTATCATTAACTACATATAAGACTCATTTATGTTACACATAAGTGGGTCTTTTCTCTGTTCGGGTACCACTAATGTAAAGTTATTTGACAAAATTTTATAATTACTATATAATTATGACAGATTACTTAACATAACGTAACAAACATGACTTCATCAACTGCCAACAAGTACACAACAACTGAGTACGGTAAGCAAAATATGTTCGCTTCTGAAGCACAACCTTGGATTGATGAGAATTCATCTTACGAAGGTTATGCTAAGAATGCTGAGAAAACCAACGGACGTTGGGCAATGATCGGATTCGTAGCACTCTTTGGTGCGTATATCACTA